ACAGTAGAAGAAGGCGAAGTTGCTATCGTTCGAGTTGAAGATGAAGGAGTTACGTGTAAATACTTATTTAGAGATGGGAAGAATGTTATTCTCAAGTCTGAGAATCCAAAGTATGAGGATATGATTGTGGATGCTGAGAAAGTATCAGTAATTGGGAAGGTTCTTTTATAGGAGGTTTATTATGTATATAGAGGAACGACACGGGAAGGATGGCATCAAGTATCGCTATTGTGAGAAGTTCTATGACCCACGATTCAATAGATGGCGTAGAAAATCCGTTACGTTCAACAACAAGACTCGTGAGACTAGGAAGAGAGCTCAAGAGATGCTTGCGAATGCCATTCGAAAAGAGCTTGGTAATGTGGTGACAGATAGCCGAACGATTCATTCGGTCATAGAGGAGTACAAGAAAATATATAAGAAGAACGTGAAGCGAACCACATTCTTGTCCGTAGAGAGACAATATGAAGAGTTTGAAGAATTCATTGATTCAAAGAGAATTATCACTACAATCACAACTCAAGACTTGAATCGATTTTTTGATTTTCTTTTGTATCAAAAGAATCTAGCGAATCAAACAACATCGACTTATAAGTCACGTTTGAATAAGTTGTTCCAATACGCTGTCAAAAATGGATACATTGAGACGAATCCAATCGAAGATTGCATCATCGAATATAAAGCCCGAACAGAATCTAAGAAGAACCCCAATAAATTCTTGGAGGATGACGAATACAATCGTTTGATTGAATATACTCGAAAAATCAATCTAAGATATGCGATGTTTTTCGAATGGATGTACATGACAGGGATGCGAGCTGGTGAAGCTCTTGCCCTTACATGGGACAAGATTGACTTAAAATCAAATCCACCAGTTGCACACGTATCTTCAACGCTAGAATACCACCAATTGAAAATCAAGGATGTTTATGCGAGCACATCCCCAAAGACGACCGCATCGATCCGTTCGGTCTCGCTCCCAAATAGATGCATCGAGATTCTTGCTCAAATTGAAGAAATAGAGGGCAACAATCGAGGATTCATATTCACGACATCCAAACACACCCCGATATCAATCACAGCCATAAATACGTTCTTACGGACACATAGAGAACGCATGGGCATCGACAAGAATATATCCACTCACATATTCAGACACACGCATATCTCGAAGCTTGCGGAGATGGGATTGCCACTCTATTCAATTCAAGCTCGAGTTGGACACGAGAACAGTCAAGTGACTGAATCTATATACTTACATATCACTAAAAAGATGAAAGATGAAGTATATAATGCAATTCAATTCATGTGAAAAGCTTGCCCCCAAATCGCCCCCAAGAGCACTTTTCACCCAAAAATATCAAACAACAGAAAAATAGACAAAAAGAAAAAGCCTTGATATATCAAGGCTTTTCGTGTGTTTCTTATCGTCTACGTTCTTGGATTCGTGCTGCCTTACCACGTAAGTTACGGATGGTGTATAGGATATTCAAGAAAATCCAAGAAGCGTGTTTTTGTTGATATTATAGTATTTTCGAAGGCTTCACAAGTTGAATGAAGAGCAACTAATGATGACCCAAGCGATATTTTTGCCCCCATTTTGCCCCCAAAATAAAAAAGCCTACCTCGAAAGGTAGGCTCATTGTTTATTCTTCGAAGTGAATCGCACCACTTTCATCAACACGAACCGATGCTTTTTCTAGCATCTCTCCATTCTCGTTGAAATAGTAGTACGCATCACCAATCTTGCGAACTTCTTTGGATATCATATCGCCATTTGATTCGTTGCAATAGTACCACTTGTCGAAGTAGCGAATCCAACCTGTCTTCATCTCTCCAACCTCGTTGAAGAAGTACCACTTGCCACCGATGTTTTGCCATCCAATAGCCATGTATCCTCCTTGCTTCAACCAGTACCAATACCCTTCTTCATCCTTGAACCAAGTATTCTCAATAGTGTATCCGTCCTTGTTGAATCTGAACCAGTTTCCATCAATTTTCTTCCAAGTATCGAATGGATATGTTCCATCTTGATTCTTGAAGTACCAACCAACAGAATCTTGAATCCATCCTTCTCGTTGAACAGGTGTGCTCGTATCGGATCCATAAGGGAATCGAATATATCCCACGATGCCATCATAAGTTCGTGAACTGAATCGTGCGGGTCCACCCACCTCTAAATAGTTCCAGTTCCCGTCCACGTTTTGCTCGATAGTCTTTAGTGTATAGCCATCAGAATCTTCAATGACTAAACCTGTATGACCGTAATCGATGCCATCTCCTGCCACAAAATGCTTCACAAAGATGTCCCCAGCTTTTGCAACTACGCCGGGTCCTTCATAAATAACCTCAAAACCTTGAGCCTTCGCAGAATCTAGTAAATTGATTGCGTTACCCCAAAGCCATTTTCCGAAATAGTGGTATGAGATGTAATTTGGTAAATCGGCACATTGAGTCCCGTATACGCCATCGGCATCCACACCTTGTCCCATCTTCGCCAATGAGACAATAAAATCAAGTACTTCTCTTGCTGTTGCCATTTATATATTCCTCCTTAAATTATGGTAATGTTACCGGCCAAGGCTCGCTTGTTAAATACGTAATCAAGCTCACTCGGATGTCTCCGATGTCTCGGTCTGTTGGAACGGGGTCGATAAATTGGAAGCGTAACATGTTACTGTCTCCAGCCCCTCCCAAATACCACGTTCCATATGGTATTCCCTTGTCGTTATATATTCCTCCAATGAGGGAAGCCTCAGAGCGAAATCCTTGAGGAACGCCATTTAAACCTAAAATGTAACAATTTCGTTCACGGTCTGACCCTTGAACTTGATAGCCTGCGCCGCCTCTGCGAATAACACCGAACCAACCCCAACTTAAACCGCCAAATTGGTATATAATCGTGTCGTTTTTTCTGCGAATTTTTAAGAATGAACCGCCCAACTTTGAAACGATTGGAAGTGTACGCCAACCAGTATCGCCCGTCAAGACTTCCCATCCTTGATTGTCGTTTCCTCGTCTCTTAATCCATTTAAGAGCACCGTTTGTGACTGCTGTGTCAACGTATGTCGTCCCAATAGGAGCGGTTACCTTTCCATTAGGCATTCCAGTGCCATGGATTTCGTACTGACTAACTTGCCCAAGATTTCCACTAGGTGTTGCTGCTGAAGTTGGAAGTGTGATGCTTCCACCGCCGTCAGAAAGTGTAACTACGTTCCCAGCGATACTCAACTTCTGTGGAATCCCAACGCCATCTCGACCGTTCTCGCCTTTAGGACCCGTTGCCCCTTGAATACCTTGCGGACCTCGTTCGCCTGTATCACCTTTTTGACCTTGTTCGCCTCGTTCACCTTTTGGACCGGGTTGCCCGTCTTGACCTCGCTCTCCTTGGATACCTTGTAAGCCTTGCTGACCGTCTGCCCCTCTTGGTCCCGTCAATCCTTGCGGTCCCGTCAACCCTATCGGCCCACGTTCACCAGTTTCACCCTTATCGCCTTTCGGTCCGGGTGTTAAGGTAATATTTTGTAGCTCTTGTTTGGTTGCGAAGTTGCTCGTGTCGATTTCGGGCTTGTTCTCTAAAGCTGATATTCGGCGTTTTAAGGGCTCATCATCATAGATGGTGTCTTTATCCGTCTTTTGCTCCAAAGTAGCAATTTTGCCATTAATTTGCGAAATCTCGCCACGCAATGAGCTGTCATCATACGTTCCACCTTGCTCTTTGATTTTGTTGAAAAGTGCATCCAATTCTTGTTTTGTTACGATGTTATCAACATCAACCACACGCCCCGTCACTCGTTCGATGAGCGGTGTTTCTTGAGCCTTATCAATTTCACTAACACGTACATTGAATAAGAATGAGTAAACATCCGTTGATTTCTCTACTTTTTCAAAATAGATATATCCCACAACAGGCTCATCGGTAGTGATTAGTGAGCTATCGAATGGAATTGTAATGTTGTTGCCCTCGATTGTAGCTTCTACCGTCTTATAACGTTTTGTGTACTTGAAATAAAAGAGACAAAGAACCTTTGAAGCTGTCAACTCATCAATAGTGAACTTGAATGTTGCTGTGCCTTTGTCCTTGCTATATATTTCATTGTTTAAATGCTCAACGACTCGATTGGCTGATGTAATAGTCAAATATTTCTCGATTACTTTTTCCATACGTTCCTCCTTCCTTCAAATAAAAAGAGGACTCGCAATGAGCCCTCTGTGGATCCGTATTCTTAGCCTTCAATATTTTTCAATTCATTGAACCCATTCACGACAGATTCAATCAATACTTTCTTGGATTCATCATCCAAGTTGATTCCAGCTTTTTCAAGTTCTTTCGTCACATTATCAAATGCAACTTGGAACTTGTCTTGACTTGCACCATGGACATCTCGGAAGATTTGTTCCACAGCGTTCACGACCGTGTGAGCGATTGATTTTGCAAGCTCGTAGTTCTTAGCATCTGTTTTGGCTTTCAATTCTGTCGCTTTAGTTTCGATGAATCCCTTCAAGCCTGTGAATGCTAACCCTACTAAGACTACTAAAATGCTCACGATTCCATTGATGATTGTTGCTTGTAATTGTTCCATATTAAACATCCTCTCTTATTTGTATATTGATTTCTGTTTTTGATTTGATTGGCAATCTCAAGAAGATTTCATGCAAGTCATGGATTTCTCCATTCCCCCCAAGATTCACGTATGCTTTGTAAAGCTTGCCAATCTCTCGAGCTTCATCGACTGTTGTCCATCCACGTTCGATGGCTCTTGACATTGTGTCGTATAGTCTGAATCTCGCCACGGTTCGAATACCTTCTCGATTGTCGTTTCCGATGCTCTCAACTTTCTGAACATCCATTCGAACATCTTGGATTTGTTCAGTCACCCCATCCAATCGATTCAAAATTTCATTTGTCTGTTTCTTTGATTGGGTTGATATTCTAGTCGTAATCAAGCTCACAACACCGCCTATCGCAGCGATTACGACCGCATCGGAGAAGAATGGAATCATCGTTCCATGACCTCGATTGCTGTTGCCAGAGTGTTGATTTCTTGCTGCTTGGTGTTGAGGTCTCGACTCTTAAATTCGATTTTGTCTTGTAGATTTTGAGCTTGCTGCTCAAGCTTCGACTTATCGATTGAGAATGTATAGATTTCTTCTTTTGCGACTTCAACCTCTCGTTCAAGTTGAGTCTTGCGTGTTTTTGCTTGTTCTAAATTCATATTTTTGCCCCCTTAGATTATAATTCCGTCTAAACATAACCAATCTCTTTGTACTTGGTTATCTTTAGCACAATATAGCTCCCCTTCAGGAGATAAAATCAAATAACAATCTTGATAATCTCCCGTAATTGCTCGAATATAGACTTTCTTTTTCGGGTTATATTCTTTAGGAAGCGTAAATATCGTTCCGCCACGATTGATATATGTTCCACCTTGACAACTACCCCTCAAATAGATTCTACCCTCTGAATCTCTACGATATTGAACATTCGTGTCGTTCCCACCATAGTGCCTCCATCCATTTGTAAGAGGAGCATCATGCCATTCACCAAAGAGTGGTACATTGCTCGGAGTGAACTGAACCCAAGGATGCCATCCTGTGACGGGTGTTTTCCGTCTCATATAGATTACATTTGCATCGTATGGTGTATAAGTTTGCATCACATAATTCTCATCACTTGGATGAGTATTGACTTGGATGTAGCCATATAGTTGAGAGCCCGTCAAATTTGAAGGAAGGTCGCTCATCCCGTGAGAGTAGAACATCCCAGTCTTCATCAAGTCGTTTGCGGATCCTGTCATCTTGATGGACTTACCATCGATTTGAGTGAGCCTTCCGACTTGCACAAGCTCATTGTGTGAGTAGATGTCACCCTTCGCATCGATTGTCCCTCGTTCCCACACCTTTCCGAATCCTGTCCCTTTTGGAGTCCTACATTGAACTACTTCTTCGGGTCCCACGATTGGAGCGGTGAATGTGAAGCTTGCATAAGCATCTGAGATTGTGCCTTCCACAATCCAAGCCTTATCAGCAGCGAATGTTCCAAACAAGTCCGAATTCGAATTTGTGAGTGAGCTGATGACTTTCGAATCAACTCCACCTCCTGCGTTATCCGTGAAGAATCCGTCATACGCTGATTTTACTTTGAATTTCAAACGCATTGGATTCTTCTGAACCCCATCGACCATAAGTGGTGCGATTTTGGCTGTTCTTCGAACGACAATCGTTTGTTGGTCTCCACCACCTCGAACCGCTTCGAACGAAAGCATTGGAGCGAAGTATTGAAGCACCTTGATTGGTACGGTCACCACATTTGACTTGAGCCCACGACTATCGATGACATACGCTTCGACATTGTAGTCGCCATAATTCTTGAAGAATTGGAATGTGCCACCATTCGAAGTGATTGCCATCTTCTGTCCCACGACCTCAGCATGGAATGTCTTTATTGTGGATCCGTAAGTGCCCTCCATCCCTTTGAACGTTCCTACCATCTCGGAGAACGTTTGGACGAATGTATTCTTTCCCACAATGTCTTTGGTTGCTTTGGCTTTGTCCACAAGCTCAATGTTCTCGAGTCTTGGTTGTGTGCCACTAGGGAGCCCGATATACCATCCAATGCTATACTCATCAATTCCGATTTGTTTGTCGCCATCGAATGTTCGTACACAAATATCAAACGTGCTCGATGCCACGTTCACATTCTTTCGTGCATTTTCGGGCGAAGGTGTGAATTTGACTGTCGTTCCAAGTCCTGTTCCTAAATCGTACCAGTCAGAACCCCAAACCTTATACCAGACTTGATGGGTGAATGATTCGACCTTTCTGTCAAGCGTGACTGTAAGCTCTTGCCCAAGCTCTCTCGTTCCAGATACGGATGCGACCTTCGACATTCTTGGAATCTTAGCGAACGTTTGTGTGAAGCTCGTGTCGATTGAGCCCAAATACCATCCACCATAATTGATGCCACTCGTTGAGCCCGACCACAAGAGAATCTTGCGTGTCGCTTGTCCATCTTCATCGTGCGTGAATGTGAAGTCCACACTTCCAAGAGAACGCTCTGAGCCCTTGATGAATAAATGCTCAATTTTTAAGTACTTGTTT